TAATGGCTGCAATGGTTCCTGGGTCTGATGTGCCAAGACCTAAAAAGTCACGTTCTGAAGAATTAATGCAAGAGCAATTAGATCGTGGTGCGGTGCTGGGTGCGTTGGAACGGGGACGGTTAGAAGGGCAGATGACACTGGGGCCTGACGATGCTAGGGCACGGCAAGCGGCACTAAAGCAAGCATCGGATGAGATTGATGAGAAGGTAAAGGTCGGTATATTGACCAACGATGAGGCGAAGGCGAAAAAAGCTCCATTGATTGAGGAGTTTAGGGAGTTGAACAAGGTCTTGCATGAGGGTGGGCCTGAGTATCGATTGCGTAGGGCGCGATTAGATGTAGACGATAGTAGACGTCAGTTGTCCGCACTCGACGCCCTTGACGACGTCGAAAAGGCGCGTCTTGACCGCGCTGTGCAGCAGGGCTTTAACCTCGATGCCTTTCACGGCACCAAAGGTAATATAACAGAATTTGATCCTGGTTTATTAGGGGCTACTACAGACGCAGGTAGTGCGCGTAAAGGGTTTTTCTTTAGCGCAGACCCTGAAACAGCAAATGAATACACAAGAATGGCATTTGCTTCTAAAGTAAGAAAAGATCAATATAATCCAGATCGTTTATCAGAATTAGTATACGAGCAAAATGAAATAGCAACTACGCTTGATCGTATGGAAAAAAATATGGTTGCTAAGTATCCAGATGCAAATCAACAAACAATAGATGAAATGCTTTTTCAAAATGATAATTACAAGAAATTAACGAAAAGAGATTCTGAAATAGAAGCATGGATTGATGCAGGTTATCATACTAGAGAGGGCGAAAACATAATGCCTGTTAAATTAAAGTTAGATAACCCATTAATACATGATTTTAAAGGCAGCAACTACAGAGAACAATCATATGACAACTTATTAGAGCAAGCTAAAGAAAATGGACATGACGGTGCTATATTTAAAAACACATACGATGGTGGTCCTTTAACAGACGTATATGTTGTTTTTGAGCCAGAGCAAATACGTTCTCGCTTTGCCATGTTTGATCCTAAAGACGCGCCTAATGTAACTGTAAATCCTAATTGGAAAAAAGAACTGCCAGAATTAGAAAAATTAGAAAAAAGAAGAGCTTTTTCTGAAAAAATGATGAATCAAGCATATGATAAATTGCGAGATCGCAACATTACTGAAGAAAAAAGAAACGAACTGAGAAAGCAATTTGATATACACTCTGACGCAGAATACAAACTGTCAGAACAAATAAAAGGAATGCAGCCTAAAAAATACGCTTACACGGGGGCTAAAAACATACTTGCTTCTGCGCCTCCTGTTTTATTCCCACTTGGCGTAGGTGCGGCAGCAGCGTCTTACAGCGCAAATAAGGAAGAATAAATGCCTTCATATGATTGGTTTTGCAAAAAGTGCGATAACACAGAAAAAGATGTTTGGTATCACAAATCTTCTGATGTGCCTAAGACACGTGCGTGCGCGTGCGGTGGTCATATGGAGCAAGACTTTAGCTCAAAAGGACGTAACCAGATTCACTTATCCCATTCTAGTTTGTATGGACGATGGGAACCTGCTGTAGCTGAACGTATTGACAGTTATGGCGATAAACAAAAGATTATGAAGAAGTATAACATTGTCGAGGCTAACGACCCTGTTAAAGGATCACGGGAGCATCGAATAGAACCACCCAAAAGCTCTTCAATTAGAAGCGAATGGGCAGATAAACCCAACAACGCCAAAATGTGAGGTGAGCAATGAGTGAAGAAGTACAAGCAGTCGAGTCAGTTGAACCCTCAGTAGAGGATTCTTCTCCTAGTACCGCCCAATCAGACAATTCATTTGACTTTGCAACTGATTTGTCGATGGATAACGATACACAGGTGGAGTCCAATGGTGCAGGGACAACAACTAATTTTGACGCTAGTAGTGTTACTAATTGGGCAGCAGAGGACAAGTCAAAAGTGCCTGAACAGTATCACGGTGTTATAGATCAAGCTAAGAAACAGCAAGCTGATTACACGCGAAAGACGCAAGATTTAGCTGATCAACGTAGGCAGTTTGAACAGCAGATGTTGCAACAGAATCAAATGATTCAGACGTTGCAACAGCAAATAAATCAACCGCAAAACCAACAAAACAACGATCCATATGCTGATCTACGTGAGCGATTAGGTCCAGATGAAAGCTCTGCCATAGATGTTGTACGGCAGATAATCAAAACTGAATCGCAGGGATACGAAGATAAGCTATCTAAGATTGACCAGTTGGAAAAAGGCGTTACAGCCCTTTTGCAACAACAGAATGTGGGTCGATTGCAAAATGCGGCAAGTCAATTGCAAGAAGCACGTGACAAGTATGGCGGTGAGTTAGATAAGTACGCAGATGGGATCAAGGGATTAATTTCAGCAAACAATCCTGAGACTAATGCTAAGTACACCATTACAGAGGCGTATGAGCTTCTTAGTGGGGAAAAGGCAAACCAAGCAGCGTCTTTGCGCCAAACTAATCAAAATGTCAGGCGTGCTAGTAAGAAGCGTGCAAGTAGCGGATCTTCTGTCACTGTGGCTAATGAGGGCGCACCTCTTAGTGACTCAGAACTCGTTGCCGAACTCCGCAACTTAGGATTTGAATAAACAAGGATAATTTATCATGGCAGTTGTAACTACAACCGAACAGTGGGATGCCGCATGGACAACGACCATGCGTGCAAAGCGCAAGCGTCTTACCGATAACATTAGCAATTCCTACCCCACGGTACAGGCGTTCCGTGAAGCAGGGATTCTTGAAACCTACAATGGTGGCAAGCAGATCCAAGAAGATATCATGTTTTCGCTTGCTGACAGTGAGTGGTTTGATGGATATGATTCGCTCAACACGGACTCAATCGACGGAATTACGGCTTGTTTTGAGTATTTCCGCTACCAGGCTACGCCTATTGTCATTTCGATGACGGAAGAGATTGAAAACCGTGCTTCGGATCGTGCAGTCAAGCTCCTTACGGCTAAGACCGAACAGGCGATGACGGGTTCGATGTCTACGATCAACGCTGCTTTGTTGGGCGCACAGTCTGGCAAGGCTATTGTTGGCTTGCAGGACATTGCTTCCACTAGCGCAGGTGCTACCGTTCACAGTGTAGACAGTGGTTCTAACACGTGGTGGGATAACAAGCGTGTAAACTATTCAACCACTTATAGCAACAACAATTTTAACAGTTTAGATGGTGATAAGTATCGTGGCGTTCTTGCTATGCGCGACTTGTGGAATCAGGTAAGCGAAGCGAATGATACGCCTGATCACATCATTACCAACTTTTCGGTTTATGGTGACTACGAGTCTGTGTTTGAAGGAACGGGTTATTACCGCTTCTCTTCCAATACGGATCAAGCTATTGGTGATGGTGGACAGGGTGCTACGTTCCGTGGTGCTAAGTTCATTGTTGACCGTGACTCACCTGGAACGGCAGGGGCGCATCAGTTGTTTATGATTCAGTCCAAGTATCTTAAATTTAAGATGCAGGAAGGGCTGAACTTTGCCAAAACTCCGTTCAAAGAACCCTCCAATCAGCAAGCAAAAGTAGGGTTCATCATAGTAGGCTGTCAGTTGATGACGAACAATCGCAGACGGCAGGGTGTGTTGTCTAACATCACCACTTCGTCCACGGTTTAATTAACCTGGGGAGCAAGCCAATGCTCCCTATAACCCTGCCCATAGGGGAAAGGTATTACAATGAGTACGTATAAAAATGCCAATTACGGCATTAACCGCATTGGCGGTGAGGGCAAAGGCTCTACGAAGGGTCAAGGCATCTATGAGGAAAGCAGTTACGCCAAGTTTGACTTGGGCGAAAAGCTAGAACTTATTGATGGTCGCGTCTTTCGTTATGGTTACTTTGGTTCAGCAGTTGCCGCAGGTGTTTTAGTTTCGCAAGATGTTTCCGCTACTGCGGTAGTTGAAACTAATAACATAGCAACTGCTGCTGCTATTGGTGCAACAGAAGTCACTCTTACCGATTCTGGAACATTGGGATCGGCAACTGCTAATCAGTATGCAGGTGGCTACTTGCATACAACTGACGATGCAGGTGAAGGGTATCAATATCGTATTAAGTCGAATACGGCTGCTTCAAGTGATGCTGTAACTTTTACGCTGTATGACAGCCTTGTTGTTGCTGTCACTACGGCTACAGACGTTGCTATTACGGGTAGTTTGTATAACGGTCTTATTATTGCTAGCCCCACTGATTACATTGTTTCAGGAGCAACGCCACGATCTTTTACTTCTGGTTATTATGGTTGGGTACAAACGGATGGTGTAGCTACCATATTGGCCGATGGAACGATTGCAGCAGGAAACAATTTAACTTTGAGTGACGGAGTAAACGGTGCGGTGCAAGCAAAGGATGCTGAAACTGAACCGCTAATTGGGTTTGCTACTTTTGCTCCAGACGATACGGGTCATGTCGGAGTAAAATTGCAGCTATCATAGTTTATATTAAGCAGGGGGGCTTGTCTCCCCTGCTTATAACTAAAGAAAGATAATTATGCCAAGACCACGTAAGATCAATACCGATGAAGCCGCAGTAAAAGCGGCAGTAGAAACAGCAATGACTCCTGAACCTACGCCTGTTAAGACAGAGGTTGAGGCTAACCCCCTACTTGGCCTTTTTGAGCGTGCTACGGAAGAGCAGAAAGATGCAATGCGTAAAGCATTGGGTGTTCAAGCTAGCGTTAAAGCACCTAAGAGAAAGCAGTCTAACTCTGATGCTCAACAGGTATTGGCCGCACGTGGCGGTGGTACTTTTCAACCAGAGGGCTTTCGACCTGTTCCCCCTGAAGGCGTAGCGCAAAACGGATCTGATGCCGTTAGGCGTTGGACTGCGCGTTGGGAGAATGGACAGACCTTTTCTTCAAGACAGGCTGAGATTGAAGGAATGGACGCAGAGGCTCTTGCTGCTACAGCAATTGAGTAATGGCTGAAGCGGATACGATTAGGGCTAAGTCAATTAACTCCGCAGTGTTCTTTGGAGAAGCGGCTAATATTGGAGCGGCAGACATAGGCATAGCTGATCTGTCTGACTCCTTTACTGTGCCACGATTGACTACTACCGAAAGGGATGCCCTAACCGCTGTAAATGGTATGATCATTTACAACAGCAGTACAAACAAATTTCAAGGGTATGAAAACGGGTCTTGGAGTAACCTAATATGAACGTATTAGAGTGTTTGCAAGCAGGTTTAGCACGTGTGGGGCTGAATACTACCAACACAGACTTCCAGACTCAAGCACGTTTTTACCTCAACTCTACACTGCAACAGCTAACAGGTGAAGCAACTTGGTGGTGGTTGCATAAGTCGAGTACTATACAATGCACAAGAGAGTTTACTCTTACCAGTGTTACAGGCACTTTCTCTGCTACTGATACGATTACGGGTCAGACTAGTGGGGCAACCGCTACTGTAACTGCGTGGGATTCTACCAATAAGATTCTTACGGTAAAGAATGAAACAGGTGCATTTACTTTGACTGAAGAGGTAAGAGTCAATGTGCTAAACAAGGCCACCTTGAGCAGTATGGCTAGTACTAAAGAATACAGCTTGGCCTCTGACCTTTCTTACCCACTATCTTTTCGTAATCGTTCACAGGATTACGTCATATCTATCATAGGTAACGAGGATATTGACCTTCGTGACCCTGACCAATCGCAAACAGGTGAGCCTAATGGTGTTGTAATGATTGGGTTAGATTCTTCTGGCAATCAGAAGGTGCAGTTATATCCTGCTCCAGATGACTCTAACACTATTATAGACTATCGCTACTATGGTTACTTGTCTGACTATACTTCTGGTGATGACAGTGTTGATCTAACTCAAAAAGTCCCTAAGATCCTGCAACCTGCTCTATACTTTGGCATAGCTAAACTGTATAAGCAAGAAAAAGGAGACTTTGAGGGCGCACTTGTAGAGCTTGCTGAGTATCGCCAGGTTGTTGATCGTGCTTTGAACATTAACAGGCAAAACGATGGCAACCGTAGGTATAGGATGGAACGAAGAGATAGGTATCCTGCTTTCTCCTTTACCCCTGTAGATGGAACCGTAGGTAGTGCATAATGCCTTATCAAGGTGGGTCGATACAACTTGGACCGTGGACTGAGGGAGTTGTTTACAACAGACCTCCAGAAGATGTTGCGGCTAATGAGTTGTCTAGTATGCGTAACTGTCGTATCAATGCGGCAGGTGCAGTAGAGAAACGTAAAGGGTTTGCTTCCTTTAACGACCAAAGTGCTATCTCTGGCACTCCTACTGTTACAGGCGCACATGAGTATGATTACACTAGCAGTGCTTCCCACACAGTAATAACGGCAGGGGATAAGATATTCTATTACAACAGTGGGTGGACAGAC